CTGGATGGCAGGAGTTGGGGGTACTACATATGGTACACCTAAAATGGATGATGGTTTCAAAGAAGTCATGTCCAAAGTTCAAAAAGCACACCCTCGTGCAAACCTGAGTCGTTACACCTAAATTATGGCAAGAGCAAGAAAGAAAACTGGTACTCCCCAAACATATCCTAATGGTATGAGTGCAAAGCAAATGAAGAGGAAGAAACCTATTGATTCTTCTTACATGGTTCCTATCAAACCCTTGACAGACAATCAAACCATTGCGTTTGAGAGTTATGAACTGGGTAAGAACTTGCTATTGCATGGTGCAGCAGGTACTGGTAAGACATTTATCACATTGTATCTCGCATTGACCGAGGTACTTGACGAAAACACACCTTATGATAAAATATACATTGTAAGGTCTCTTGTGCCTACTCGTGAGATTGGTTTCCTTCCTGGCGATCATGAAGACAAGTCAGCACTTTATCAGATTCCATACAAGAACATGGTTAGATACATGTTCAGCATGCCAGATGATAATTCTTTTGAGATGTTGTATGACAATCTCAGAGCACAAGAAACTATTTCATTCTGGTCAACTTCGTTCATTCGTGGCGTCACTCTTGACAATGCGATTGTTATCGTCGATGAGTTTAGCAACTTAAACTTCCACGAACTTGATTCTATGGTCACCCGTATTGGTGAGGACTCTAAGATTATGTTCTGTGGTGATATCACACAATCCGATCTAGTAAGAGAGAACGAGAGAACAGGAGTATCTGATTTCATTCGTATCCTTCAGAACATGCAAGAGTTTTCTTGTATTGAGTTTGGTATTGATGATATTGTTCGTTCTGGTCTGGTTAAGTCGTACCTGATCGCAAAATATAATCTTGGTTTCTAATGCCGTTTAATTTTATTGATGTTAACCTCAAAGAACATGTTGAGGTTGAAGCTGTGGATCGTGATGGTACTCGCTTTTATCCTATCCCTGGGGCGGATAAATATTATCCGAGTGTTACCTCAATCACATCGTTTAAGAACGCTCAGTTCTTCGCAAATTGGCGGAGAAAAATTGGTGAAACAGAGGCTAATCGCATCACCGCTCGCGCTACACAACGCGGCACAGCATTCCATTCTATTACTGAAGATTATTTCAAAGGTAACTTAGATCTAGACAAATACTTGGAAAATAATCCATTGTCTGTTAGAATGTTTCAGTTAGCAAAATCTACGTTGGATCGAATCGATAATGTACATTGTCTAGAGACCTTTCTCTATTCACATTATCTTGGTCTAGCAGGTCGAGTAGACTGTATTGCTGAATTCGATGGCGAATTGGCAGTGATCGATTTTAAAACCTCCACTAAAGATAAGAAAGAATCGTATATCGAGCACTACTTTGTGCAAGAGACTGCATATGCAGCGATGTTCTTTGAAAGGTCAGGGATTGAGGTAAAGAAAATTGTCACACTTATCGCCACTGAAGAAGGCTCTGTTCAAGTATTTGAGAAGTACAATCTTGATGACTATTTACAATTACTCAAATCCTATATTGAAGAATTTGTTAGGGGAAGACATGCCTAAAGAGCAGATTGAGGACAAGTTTCTCACACCAACTAAATTCTCTCTGGAGATTGAACGTCTGGTGAAAAAGAGTAATGGTTTGATTACCTACATCGAAGCAGTTGTAACATACTGCCAAGAGAATGAGATCGAACTTGAAACTGTACCTAAACTTATCAACAAACCGTTGAAAGAACGTCTGCGACATGAGGCACAACGTTTAAACTACATGAAACAATCATCTAAAGGAGTTCTACCACTGTGACAGGATTTGAAGTGTATAAGATGTATCTTGCATTGAAACAGCACTTCACTAAATCCGATTACGATTACTTCAAATATAGGGGAAAGGTCCGTGCAAACGAAAGTTCATTTGAACAAAGACGTGACCGATATTTCTTTAAAAAATTAGCGACAAGGCATTCCGATAAAAAACTATTGGAATACTTTGTCGCTAATTTTATATCTGACCCTAAGGGGTATTTGAGATCGTTTAGTGAAGATATATACTCTGATTGGAGGATACACCAAGAGTCTTTTACTTATAAATTTAGACAAGAGATCAACTTATTGTTAGAAGATCTCGATACACCATATGAAAAGACGTTTGAAACTATTTTCCATACTAAACGTGGGGAACATCCACATCTAGTAAAACGTTATTTCGCTGGTGAAGTATCAATAGAAACCCTAACTGTATTAGAACATTGTTTGGGATATGTTAATGACCTTGATAAGAAGTTAACAGATCCTATGTGGAAGGACACTAGGATGAGAATTAAAAAGTATGAACCATTCCTTTCAATAGATTGTAAGAAATACAAGGGAGTTATTTTAGACGCTATTAAATTGAAACTATGAGTTTTTTCAATTCGGAACAAGTACAAGAAAATCTGCAAGATATTTTCCACACTTATCAACAGGTTGCATCGATGACATCTAAACTTGCTAGTATGAATACTAAAGAGAAACTAGATCACATTGATGACTGTAAAACTTTGATTGACAAGCAGCGAAACTTTTACTTTAGATTAACTCTTGCTGCATCGGAGGATCCAGAGGCAGCAGATATGAAGACCAGGATCAACGCTTTGACCCATGCCTTCGGTTACAAAGACCTTATGGAGTGCATGGATGCCATGGTCATGACACTAGAACAAGCGGCACAGAGGGAGCTTGACCAACCCTAAATAGTATGCTACGATTACACAGTAGCAAACCAAACAAACTACACATTCAATACGGAGAATACGATTATGTCTTTTGCATCTCTCAAAAAAGCGTCCTCTGCAGGCAACACGTTTGCTCGCTTGACCAAAGAGATCGAGAAACTTAACCAACCTGCTGCAGGCAGTGGCGCTGATGAGCGACTTTGGAAACCCGAACTGGACAAGTCTGGTAACGGTTATGCAGTAATCCGATTCCTTCCTGCTCCTGATGGCGAAGATATGCCTTGGGCGAAGGTCTGGAGTCACGCATTCAAGGGTCCTGGCGGACAGTGGTACATTGAGAACTCTCTCACCACTCTCGGCAAAGATGATCCTGTCGGTGAAATGAATCGCGAACTGTGGAACAGTGGTCGTGATAGCGATAAGGAGATCGCTCGTGCTCAGAAACGTAAACTCTCCTACTACAGCAACATCTATGTTGTAAGTGATCCTGCACACCCCGAGAACGAGGGTCGTGTATTCCTCTACAAGTTCGGTAAGAAGATCTTTGACAAGTTGGTTGAAGCAATGCAACCTGCATTTGCTGATGAGTCACCTGTCGATCCTTTCAACTTCTGGAAGGGTGCTGACTTCAAACTGAAGATCCGCAAGGTCGATGGTTACTGGAACTATGACAAGTCTGAGTTCGCTGCACCTGGAACACTGGGTGGTTTCGATGATGACAAACTGGAATCTATCTGGAGTCAGGGATATTCCCTCGCAGAGTTTGAAGATCCTAAGAACTTCAAGTCCTATGAAGATCTCAAGAAGCGTTTGAACATGGTTCTTGGACTCTCTGCAGCACCTGCACGTCGTGTTGATGAGTCCCTTGAGGATGAGTCTGAAGGTCGTGGTAGTTTCAACGCTCCTGACATCACTTACAATTCTAATCAACCCGATTGGGCAGCAGAAATCAAGGAAACTTCTAAAGCAGTTGCTTCCTCTCCTGTACAAGATGAAGATGACACTCTGTCATACTTCGCACGTCTTGCTGAGGAAGAGTGATGGACGTTGTTCATGCTTGGAACTCCATGTCTTACGGCGAGGGGTTCCTTTTCTCGGTCTGGGTGGTCGGGATGTATTACATCAAACTTAGAATGGACAAGTATTTTCGATGAAACTAATTCCTTTAGCACTTCTGCTCCTCGCTAGTCCTGCTTATGCAGGTGGTCCCAGAGTTCCTTACCGATCAACAGGTGACTATTCAAATCACCGTGCGTACAGTGACTACAAATCTAATAGAGGATATGCTTCAGAGAATAAATGTTACCGAAAGGAATATCGCGAGGAGTATATTCCTGGCAACTCCAGTTCTCCTGGATACGTTGTAAGGTACAAAGAGAAAGTTGAAATTCCTTGTGGAAGAAGAAACTACTATTATAATGATCCTCCTATCAAGCAGCCTAAAAAAGACGCAGATGTTGATGACAACTCATGCGTCGAAGGTTCTATCCTTGGTGGTATCGGTGGCGCTGGTTTAGGTGCTGCTCTGTCCCGTGGAGACGGACGCCTCTGGGCAATCCCTCTA